TAATATGTTATTAGTATTTTTATCTCTTTGGCTAAACATAATAGACACAATGTATAGAAGTAATATTCCCAATATGCTGCAAGACAGTGAAACTAACACGTAGCTTATTTTAAACATATAATACATGGAATATATCACTGACATTAATAATATTAACATAGTGAATATCAAAGGCTTATTCATTCGACTAAGATAATCTATTATATTTTTTCTTTTGTGCTGAAAACAATAACCTATCATAAAATATAAGGAATAAGAAATAACATTAGAAAACTGGAATATTTTTATAGGGAAATAGCCTGCAAAGGGATGTATTAACAATGTCAACAATAAAACTATCATTTTGTATTTAAAAATATATTTCTCGCAAAAATTAATGAGTACCAATAAGTTGAATAACATTATTAGATACCATAAATGTCTTGGATTTTTAACCAAAACGAATGTGTTAAAATTATAATTCCAGAAATTTCCCTCAATTAGATTGCAATAATATAAAGTAGGTAAAACAACGACTATTGCGAAGAAAATATACGGAATTAATAATCGGGCAGCTTTATTTCTGATAAAAATTAAGGTATTATTATATGCCTTTCTTTCCCTTTTAACAAAATAATAGACAGCTCCAGAGATGGCTACAAAAGCTGGCATGTGAAACGTATATATCCATTCTGTTAATGCTGTAATAAATGAATCGGTCACTCCCTGTGGTATAGCAGCATTTGAAGTGTACATACGTGTTACATGAGCAAAAACAACCAAAATCATAGCTATAACACGCATACTTTCAATATCCTTTAACTTGTTCATAATTTATTATTAATGATAGGTTATGATTTATTCACAAAGTTATAGGAAAATAATATATAAATGATGTAAGCATACAATTATCTTGTATAGTATCCATCCATTTTAAGTGAAATAGAATGATTCGTTGGATTCGTAGAATAACTCGGTAAGTTTAAAAGGGAGATGTTTCTCCCTTTTTTGTTTTTTTGTCAGACAAATGTTTCGTTAAAGATATATCACTATAAAAAATAAAAGCAATGAAACAAAAATTAATCGTGATGGCTATTGTAATAGTCATAATTGTTGGATTGCTGGCTTATTACCAGTATGTAAAATTTTGGGTGAGTATAGTATCAACTGGAGCGTTCTTGTTTGGTGTGTTCTTGGGATGGTTAGCAAAAGGATGGTCTGACAAACATATAAGCTAATGGAAAAGTATGTAGGGTTTATTACGCAGGATTTACGGGCTGGCGTGGCAATTATATTCGCCTGCCTTGTGCTTATCGTTTTTGCCTGTCTGTTGGATATGTGGACCGGAATCGACGCAGCCCGCGCCAACAAGGAAAAGATATGCAGTCGGCCACTGCGTAAGACTGGTACGAAAATCGTGGACTATTACAGGCTGGTTATGTTCTTCATCCTAATTGATATTCTGGGGCTATGCTTCCCATGGTATAACTTACCCTACGGAGCAGTCATCGGTACAGCTGGAGTTCTGTTTGTCGAAGGATTTTCTGTAGTTGAGAATCTCAGAAAGAAAAAGAGCCATGCAGCAGATGTGGCCGATATGGCTGCCAAGATTGTAGAATGCCTCACGCCAGAAGAAGCGCAGAAAATTATTAAGAAAATAAAGGAGGAGAAAAAATGAATAAGATAGATGCAATCGTAGTTCACTGCTCGGCCACACGCGCCGGGCAGGATATTGGTAAGAAGGAAATCACCCAGATGCACCTGCAGAGAGGGTTCAGCACGATTGGGTACAACTATGTGGTAAGGCTGGATGGCACGGTAGAGGTCGGCCGCAGTCTGACTATTGACGGCGCCCATTGTAATTCTAAGGGATTTTCCGGAGTATCATATAACAAACACAGCATTGGTATCTGCTATATCGGTGGGTTGGATGCAAACGGTAAGGCAGCCGACACCCGAACGCCGGAACAGAAGAAGGCACTGGCCAAGCTGATTAAGGAGCTTTGCGGAAAGTATCAGATTGTCGAGGTGTTGGGGCATCGTGACACATCGACTGACCTGGACGGTGATGGTATCGTAGAACCAGATGAGTGGACAAAGATGTGTCCTTGCTTCGATGTGCGTTCGGAATATCCTTTTATCCCTGAAATCGTTGTGAAGCCATGAAGTTATACGACTACATAATGGGCAAGGTGAGCCGGTGCATTAGGCTGGCTCCTTTCATGTGCATGATTCTTGTGTGTTCCTGCCGGACGATAAAATATGTTCCGGCAGAAAGTAATGCTGATAGTATCGTAGTGGAGAAGCTGGTTGAAGTCCAGTTACCGCCAGACAGTGCCACCATCCGAGCGTTATTGGAATGTGATGAGAACGGGAAGGTCGTACTGAACTGGCTGGATATAGCAAACAACAAGAACGCTCAGGCACAGCTAACCATTGACAGTTTGGGAAACCTGCTGGCAAAGATGAAAACTCAGCAGGATACGGTATATTTGCCATCTAAGGAAGTAACGGTAACGAAAGAAGTGAAAGTACCGTACCAAGTAGAAAAAGAGCTGACCAGGTGGCAGAAACTCTGTGTCAATGTCGGTGGTTTGGCCTTTGGAATCGTGATAATCACGATACTTGTAGTTGTAAGAAAAATGATTTATAAATTAAAGGAATAGAAAGGAGGTGTAATATGAAGTAAGCTTTTTCTACTTATTTGAAGTGGAAAAGCAGCAGTACTCCGGCAAGTGTGTCGGGGATTTTTTATATGTTTGCCAAAAAAATAGCTTATATGGCAAAGTATATAGATATAACCAATTGGAATGAAAAACCATATTTCAATACAAAAGGGACAAGAAATAAATGTGTTGTAAGTAATCCTGACGACGATTCAATTTATTTCTTTAAAACCTCTATGAAGAAAGAAGGAAAGGATTATAAACCGGAATTTTGGTCAGAAATAATAGCTTCTGAGATTGGTAATTTACTTGGGTTTAATGTTCTTGAGTATAACATAGCCAAACATGGTGATGAAGTTGGATGCATATCAAAAACGATGAATGGAGAAAATGAATGTTTAACTGAAGGCATAAATTTATTAACTGGATATGACAATACATATGATCCAGATTCAAAAGAGTCATATAATGCATATACATTTCATTTTATAAAATCTGCTATTGATAGTTTTAACTTTAATAACATAGAAGATATTATAAAAATGATAATATTTGATGCAATTATAGGGAATAGCGATAGACATCAAGAAAACTGGGGTTTTATTACTCCATATAAAGAAAAAGAATTATCAGAAGAAGAAGTATCTAATATTTTTTCTAAACTAAAAGAACGATTTAAAAAAATCAAAGATGCTGTTTCAAAAAACACTCAAAAGAATGGGACAACAAATAAAATACGCGTGACTTTGAAAATATTAAAAATGGAAGGACGTTTTGCTCCAATATATGATAGTGGATGTTGTTTAGCTAGAGAGAAAGATGAGGAAACAGTTACAAAAATGCTAAAAGATAAGGTGATGTTAGAAAGTTTTATTAATAGAGGTAAATCTGAGATAAGATGGAGTACTGATGGGAAAAAACTAAATCATTTTGATTTAATACGTTGTATTCGGAGTGAAAACGAAAATAAAGAAATTGTAGATGATATTATAAAGAAAGTTATATATTTGTATTCAGAAAAGAAGATTGAAGAAATCGTTGTTAATATAGATAAGAACTTACCAAAAGAATTGCAAGCAGACTATGGATTATCCCAGAATCGTAAGAAGCTTATATGCAAACTTATAGATGAAAGAATAAAAAGGCTAAATGATATTATTTTATGAAGCGGTATATAAAACAAATTTATCTTATTTGGCGTCGTGGGAGGAATGATTCAAGAATAAAAGTTGGAGTTATTACGAAGAACCAAACTGAAGGGGTTAAATTTAAATATATACCTTCAGGTGTAAAAGATGCGATAGAAAAAGGTTTTAATATGTATCCAGACTTTCCTAATCCAGATCTTGTTTATAAGAATAATGTTTTAGAAACGTTTGCCCAGAGATTGACAAATACGGAGCGTGGTGATATACAAAAATATTATGATTATTGGGAAATATTACCATCTCTTAGGAACAATAAATTTTATGTATTAGCTCAGACTCAAGGTCTGTTGTCCACTGATAATTTTGAATTTATTGCTGAGTATTATCCTGTTAAAGGTCTGCGATTTACAAGTGAAATTTGTGGATTAACTAAAAGGCAATTACCTTCTGGAACATTAACTATAGGTGAATCATTAATTTGGAAATTAGAAAAGGACAACATTTATGATAAATATGCAGTCCACTTATATAAAAAGAATGGTCAGGAAGTTGGGTATGTAAAAACTATTCATAGTAAAGTTTTTCATGACTCAAAATACAAAAGATTTGAAGTAAAAGTAAAAAGCTTAGAGCAAAATGGTCATATAAATAGAGCCTTTATTACGGTATCCACAATAAACATTTAAAATAGTACAGCAGACAAGCCCCGACTGGATTGTTCCGGAAGGGGCTTTTACGTTATAATATATTAGCTAATCTCTCAGCCTGCTTTTCGACACTTGAATTAAGAATCTTCGCATACACCTGAGTAATCTGTATTCGTGTATGTCCCATCATCTTAGACACAGACTCAATCGGTACTTCATGAGCAAGAAGCACAGTAGTAGCAAATGTGTACCGGGCAATATGAGAGGAAAGATTTTTCTTTGTACCTATTAAAACACCTATACACTTCAATAATCTATTATATGCCTGCTGACTGAAACGTGGAAGATGATAATGGTATTTCTCTAGTACGGCCATTGCAGGAGGAAGAATGGGAGTGTAATACTTGGTTCCAGTCTTAACGCGCTGTTTATCGATGTAATTACATCCATGAACAGTCACCACATCACGGGAAAAGTCAAATGCGTCCATATCGGCATGAGCCAGACCAGTATAACAACAGAATACGAACAAATCACGGGCTTTGCTGAGGCTTTCATCAGACAATTCAAGAGATCTGACTGCAGCAAGTTCTTCTTCATTTAAGGCCTCCTTTGGCTTATGCTTTCCGCGTTCGGCCTTGAATCTCAGATAAGGAGATTCTTCAATGATACCCAGTGATACAGCTTCATTGATATAAGGCTTTAGGCGTTTGTGATAATTATAGATAGTAGGCTGTTCCCTGTCTGGATCTTGTTTCCTTAACCAGGTATCGAACTTCTTGATATTCTCTGGAGTCAAGTCATCGAATGTACGAATTATTTTGGACTCTCTCAGAGTTTCAAGCGTACACTTATGTGCACGCAGAGTGGATGCACGTAACCCTCTCCTATCCATTACATCGTAACAAAAGTCGATGAAGTCCGTACCGTATTTTCCAGACTTTCTTTCAAGAGCTGCTGAAAAAGTATGATACGTCACCTCCTCTCCTTCCTGAAGGATAGAACGAGCTATACCTTCATACTTTTTGATAAGCCCTGTGATTTGTTTGTTCAACTTTTTTGACTCAGCATGACGGACTACCACCCCATCCTCCCACTGGTTAGCGTAGAGCTCCACGCCGGATGAGAGAGTCTTTCTCTGTGTACGGTTGAATGTAATTTCGATTTCCACCATGCCTGTAGTAATGGTGGATGCTTTCTTTTTGCGGTCAAATACCACTCTGACTTTAGGTAACTTTAACATACGCATTTGCGATTTATCTACGGATGCATGAAAAGTGCAATACCAAATGCAATACCAAATGCAATACCAATGCAATACCAATGCAATACCAATGCAATACCAATGCAATACTCGTCAAAAATGTAGTATTGCAAAATGCTTTTATATACATTTTCAGACACACGTAGACGGTTAAACAT